GACACACCCCCGTTACTAGCTATCCGCTTCCAACTGCCCGCGCCTGTGCTTGCGGTATCTCCAACACTAATCGCAATAGGCACCCCCGCAATCATATTCTCAACAGCAGAATTACCCCCTGAAGCCTTGTAAACTATGTTGGTCAAATCAGGAATAGTCTCCTCAACGACCGCAACGACCTGAGCTTCTGTTATCTCTTGGTACGGTTGCACGTTCGCGTCGTCCGGTCCGGTTGTCGGGTTCGCGCCTTGCGCCACGTATGGCAGGGTCGCAGAGGTGCGCGGCTTGTACGGGATGCCGTTATAGATCGCGTATTCGTTGAAAGCGTTAAACGTCGTAACGCCTGCCGTCCACGTACCGATCGGAATACCGCCCGCGCCCTGAATCGCTTCGAGGTAATCAGCCTCAAGTGCGTCAAGCGTGCGGTTCGTGCCACCTGTGCGGTTAGTGGATGTGGTGATCGGGTTGCCCAATGCGTCCTTTGAGTTTACGACACGCCCCAGGTGCGCCGTGTCGAGTTGTGCGTCGATTAGTTCTTGCTTGGTCACGAGACCTGAAGGTGTCGGCATTTTGTAGCCCCTATACGTGTGTTCAGTTATAGGGGCTATTGTAGCGCGTTAAGCGTTCAGTGGGAATAGTGCGAGGTTTGCGTCGTATGCTGCTTGCCACACCGTGACGTCGTCGGGTTCCATTACGAAGACGGTGCGAGCGTCAGGGAATACACCGTGTACACGCCCGTCGGGGCGTATCACCATGTGAGGCTTTTCACGGTATATCGGAGCGAGTGGGAAGCAGTAAAACATCGCAAGGACGGTGTCGATTGACTGGCCGCCCGTTACGTAGTCGGTCATGTTACTGGAAGCCCGCGACCAGGGTCTTATCGCTTGGTACGGTTTTACCGCCCGTTAACTTCGCTTTAAGTTCTTGGTACTGCGTTTCGACTTTGTACATCTTTATCGCGTTAGCGGTGTATTGTTTGAGGATGCGTAACGCCTGAGCTTCACAGTTCGGGTCGATAGACTGGTTACACATGTAACGCGCTAGTGCCTCATCTTGGCGACGTATGCCCGCCTGAGCGGTTTCTCGGAACTTTTCTATCTTTTGTAGCTGTTCAAGGTTCAACGGCTCTGCGTACGCTAGGGGCGTTAATAGCGTTAGTGTGAGTAATGCTTTACGTAGTTTCATGGTTAGCGCTCCTGTGGTCGTTGCATCGGTGCACGGGCGACCATCGGTTGTGTGGTAAAAACTTCATCGCTGTCAACTGGCGACTCGTCGTTAAGCACGATACGCTCGTCACGTACTAGCTGTGCAAGAAGCGGTGCTACACGTCCTGACGACCTAACGTCAACCAACTTCAGCAACTCCTGGCAACGGTACGTAACCGAGTCGGACCATTCGATCGTATCGGTTTCACACATAATGTCGCCTTCGTCGAGGCGTAACAGGGTGGTCGTGTCGTCGCTGTAAAGCACTGTACACGGCTGAATGTCGCCATGCAGTACGTAACGGATTTCGTTCAGTTGGGGCTGTGTGGTGTCTGGACGGGCGAGTAGTTTGTGCACCGACGTCAGTACGTTAGTATCCATGGCGTTGTTGTTCAATAGCAGCGTAGCCGTGTCGTGGAGTTCTGCGAGTAGTTCTTCAACTCGGGCGGTCTGTTCCATCGCTTTACACATCCCGTTGTTGGTAAACTCTGCGGATTTTAAACTGCGTACCGCGTCGTCCTGCTCCGACTTTTTGAGTTCAAGCGCTTCGACAGCGTTGAATAACTCGGTAAGTCCTGCCGACTCTGGAAGTTCGACTAATTGCTTGAGGCCGTTAATCGTGCCTCGTAGCTCGTCGCGTTCAGTGCGTAGCGCTTTTACAAGCCCTTCAACGCGTTTTACAAGCTGGATGCTTGATTCGCTGCGATAGTCGCCTTGGAGTAGTTTACAGAGTGCTTTGTATGTATCGGTTTGCATGTCGTGCTCCTGTTCGCTCCGAAGGAAAGGGGGTTACTCGGCGCGCCTGGAGCGACTTAGGCTTCAGATGATGTGCCCACCAACCTAGCCGAGTACATGTGAGTGGCGAAGCTTGACACCCACGAAACGAATACTAGCGCACCCGTCGCGGTGCGTCAAGCTTCGCCCTTGATACTTTTCTTATAAATTTCTGCGGCCTCTACGGCGCTCATGGTCGTGTTAATCGTTTCGACTGGCTGACCGTCACGTCCTGACACTTCGAGGCGTTCAGGGGCATACGCGCCGCCCATCTTGGCCAACATGTCGGCGTACTTCGCTCGGGTCTTCTCGCCGACCGGTTCGCGAGGTATTACAACGAACTTTCCGATCAGCGCTTCGAACTTGAACTCTTCGACGTAGGGCCACAAGTGCTGCGGGACTTCGTACGGGTCTTGTACGACCGGAGTCGATACGTACCCCAACACCTCGCCGGTTTTCGCGTTTGTGCGCTCGACAATCTCGTGAGGTAGGAATGCGAAACGTTCTTTCGGATCCATTGCCAGGCGTCCGAATTGTGCGGGCAGTTCCGCGATCGAGTCGCGGAAGCGTTGCGTCGCCTCTTCGCGTAATTCAGCGAGACGCGCCTTCACGTTGTCGCGCTGCTTGAACTGCGAAATGTACTGTAGTTTTTGCTGGTTGTTGCGTGTGTGCCGCTCGTTTGGAAAGTGAATGTCGAATACCGTCACGCTGTCGTGCCCTCTCGACGGTCCGAACCAAATCAGGTCACACAGCTTCAAGTCCTCGTCGGATAGTATCGCCATGTGTAAATTTCTCTCGGTTATTTCTCTTGATGCTTGCGATATTAGCGCACCGCACCCGTAACGTGCAACCAGTATCGCCACGAGGCGCAACGAGCGAAGCATTACGGAACGCTGTATCGTAATAGAGGGTTACACACGCCCGTGTGACAGCTCAAACCCCGTCACATAAGGGCTTAGCGTAAATCCCCTGAAAATTTCCCTTTATATAAGCTCTTTTATCTATTATCTATAATTTCTTACTTTCTATAATTTCTTATATATTATTACTTTATATACTTATATAGGATATTAACCTGTGTTACTTTCGTCTCTAGCCCTTGCTACGTAAGGGCTTAGCGGTAAAAAATCGTGTGTTACTTTTGTTTACCGCTGTTACCCCATCTATAAAAACACCCCAAATAATTATAGATATTGAGTATTACGGTACGCTGCCTCGTAATGTCGCTTATAGATGAACGCCGTACCGTAATCTTTATCTATAACTCACTTATAGATAATCAGTGAGAATCTATAATAATTTATAGTTAATGAGGCACGTCACACTACGCGACTTATAGGTAGTTTGACGCGTCACAGCCCCGTAATGGTCCCGAAGCACCTTCCCGAACCTTTTTATTGGTAGCGGAGTGTGTTTAATCCTCTCGCAAAATAGGCAATACGCATCGTGTACGAATTGTAGGGGTATTTTCGCACCGGTTTCTTCTACCAATTCATTATAGAAAAACCGCCCTTCAACAGGTAAACCATGCCCTTGTAACATGCGTTTCATGCTTTCGTAGGTCTCGTGGTCTATCCACTCGTTAGGGTTACAGGGGCGTATTAGGCGCGACATTTCCCCCGCATATACGACGCGTTCTTTGCGTGTCTGCAATTCTTTAAGTGCGTGGGGAGACGTTAGGAAAGAGCAGATCCGCGACACGTTCTCGACTTCGTAATCGGAGTTTTGCGTATACAGAACATGCCCTGCTGACTCTAATAATGTTATTCTGATCATTTCAATCGCACCCCCGCGTAACCTTGCAACTTAACCCCCTTAATAGACACGACTTTCTTAACACCACCTAAACGGTTTAAAACTTCTTTCAGCTCTTTCGCTAGTGTGCCGTTATGGACTTTACCCTTGTAATACTCGTTAAATGCCTTGTAGAGCTCCGCCGTGTGGACGCGGCCTTCAGGGTCAGGGACGACCTTATTTTCTACGAACTCTTTAACGTTTAGTGACGGCGTGGTTCCGCTCGATAAGTAAAAACGACTGTTAGGAAACTGAACCGAGAGATTAACCTCGGTGCGTTCCAGCGTATCGTTATTGACCACGATTAGGTTTTTAGACATGTAACCTCCTTATTTAGTGTTACCCTGTGATATTACCGTGTAACCGTTAAGAGGGTCAAGACGTCCAGATACGAAAAGACCACCCGAAGGCGGTCTAGTCTTTCATCATTTCCAATTCTGTTATCGCAGCGTAGTGTCCTCGTTTGAAGGATTCTGGTAACCTCTCGGATCTAAGCTTTGCACGTATCCTGTCGATCGCCTCGTCTAGTACGCGGTTTCGTTCGGCTTTTAACTCTTTCTTCCAATTTGTACGCTTTTTAGGTTTAGTGTGTCGGGCTTTGAAACCCGACATAAACTCGTTAGCACTCGGCATTAATCTAACTCCACAACTAACCCACCGTTAACGAACTCGCATTTCTTACCGTATACCGCGAAAAACCCGTTGATGAAAAACTGACCTAGCTCCGAACACATAACGTTTAGTTTGTCTTCACCGTTCAGAGAACATTTAACTGTCTCGCCAGTTTCCTGTTTGATTAGGTTTTCCCACTTTGTTGTAAGTTGCTGCTTAGTCATGGTGTCGCTCCGATTTAGTAAGTGTGTTTCGTTTCGTTGAGGTAATAATACGACACTACACTGTGTAATAATAGAGTAAAGCGATAGAAATGTGACGTATGTCATAAAAAAGCCCCGCGACATGCAGAGCTAGTGTTGAGTCAGTGCGAAGGATAAGGTGTGTAGACCGGTATACCTGCGCGTTCGGCCCGTCCCACCATGTCCGCCGTCCCACTACCGCCAGGAAAAGCGACTAGGTATTGCGGTTTGAGTAAAAGCATAGCGCTGTTACGCTTAGGTCCCGCTCCTCGGCTGTAAGAGTCCCA